GGCGAAGGTACGTCTGTTCTTCGTAATGGCCGCATTGGAATGATCGATAGGTTTACGCTGTATCTTAGCAACAACCTGTACAGCGCTACCGACGGTTCGTTCACGGCGTACTACTGCTTGTTTGGAACCAACGCTGCAATCACCTTCGCTTCTCAGATGACGAAGATGGAAACTCTTCGCGCTGAATCTACGTTTGGTGATTTGGTCCGTGGTCTTAATGTGTACGGTTTCAAGATCATTAAACCCGAAGCGCTTGGTTTGCTGTATTGCCGCAAGTAATTTTATTAACAATTAACCTAGGAGGTTTATATTATGGCTGATCGCGATTTGACGACTACCACTTATTCGGATTTCAATGCGGGAGTTTCTCCGTGGGGAAATGCTGGCAACGGATTCGGAGAAAGTACGGTACTTAAGTTTCACATTGATGTAGACGATATTCAGACGACAGGTGGATATACTATTGGCGCTACTGACGCCTTGCATCTTTGGGACATTCCAATTGGAACTGAAATTAGGAAAGTAATGGCTGTTGTTAGAACTGCCGCTACGGATACGACCAGCACGATTGCTGTTGGAGATACTGATAGTGCTGCTTGTTATTGTGCAGCTACGGCGTTGTCTGCTGCGGGTGTTGTTATTGGTTCTGCGGTTACTACTGATGCTTATGCAATTGTTGGTGGCCGTTTGTACAAAGCAGCCAACATTTTGCATGTTACGTTTGGTACTGCGGTACCTGCTGGTGCAGTATTTGATTTGTATGTTTATGCAACAATGGTAGATTATTAACAAATAGTTAATCTCGGGCGTCCGTGAGTAGGCTACACGCTCAGTCTCATGACGCCCTTAACTAAAGGAGTTTTATTATGTCGAGACATGAAAATTTTAGTGTAGGTAATCTTACCGTAGAAAAGATCCTTAATCCGTATGGTGTACAGCTTGTTCCTGGCCCAAATCCGTCTGGTGCGCAGGATTATTTTGTCGATCTTAATACGGCTAATTCTACGGCAGATGGACTTAGTTGGGACACGGCATTTGATACTATTGCAGAAGCGATTACCGCATCGAATGCATCTATTGGACTAGCATCTAATCGTTGGTGGGCTCGCAGGAATCGTATCTTTGTGTGTGGTGATGGTATTACCGAGTCTCTTACCGTTCTCCCGGAGAAATGCGATATCATCGGTGTTGGTTCTGATCTTTATTCTTTTCCGCGCATTATTGGAGTTCATACTATTGCAGTCGCGAAGGTTGCTTGTCGTTTTATTAACATTGGGTTCCAAGCTACCGGAACAGGCGATCTCTTCGTAGCTCCTGCCGGTTGTCATGGACTTAGCTTTCTTGGTTGTGTTGCAACTCCAGCAACTGCTGGAAATACTAAAGCTTTTGAGATTACAGATTGTGCTCATGTTCGTTTTGATGGTACAAGAATTCTTTCCGGAGCCGGTGTAGCAGCAACAGGGTTGTTTGCTCTTGGCATTGGAATCGAAGGAACAGCTTCTATTCATGATTTTCAAATGGAAAATTGTCGAATTATTGCTACCGCTGGACTTGCTATTGCTGCCGGAGATCTTAACGGCAGTTGGGTTAGCGATAACTATATTCGAGCCCTTGGGTCCGGGAAGGCAGTTGTGGACAGCTCAAACGAGGTGGCATTTGTCAACAACAGAATCATCACAGCAATCAATGATCTTGCTGTTGCAAATTCTGTAACATGGAATGCGGCTCTCGCTGTAAACAACATTATTAATACGGCTCAGGCTCCTAGCGCTGAGATTCCGATTAAGGTTGTCATGACTTCGTAACTATTTAATCTAACAGCGAGCCGGGCGCTATATCCCGGCACCAAAAATTATGACACTTCAAGAGATTATTGATTTATCGAGAAGGCGGTTAGGGGATTATGAAATTCCCTATGACTGGACAACACAAGAACTTGTAGATTATACGAATTATGCAATAGGACAGATTGCTAGAAATGCATATTTGTTTGAAGATGCATATACTCCGGCGATATGTAATATTACTACATCGGCCGGTACTGTAGATTATTTACTGTCCACAGATATTGTTGAAATTAGAAATGTGAGAATTACAGGAGAGTTGGGAGATATTACATATAGCGGGGTGGGATTAGACGACATATCTATATGTGGAAATTATTCACATGATAATACAGATACAAGTTTTAAAATTCAAATAGACGGGGTATCTACCGTAAACACCTTCAAGTGGTCTGATGATGGTGGGTCTATATGGAACGCAAGCACGGTTGCGATGACTGGAGTATATCAAGAATTGTCTCATGGAATATTTGTTAAGTTTGCCGCCACGACAGGACATACTCTCTTAGATAACTGGACGTTTACTATAACATATAACTCATGTCAACTAATGACACTTTCTGACGTAAAAGAAATGTATGATTCAGTTCCGTCATGGAGAATGTCTGATTCAGACACTCCAACAAAATACCTGCTTGATTATCGACAGGGATATATTTCATTCTATACTCCTCCCGACATATCATATTTGCTTAATATGAATGTTTTGCGATATCCCGCCACAGACATGACAGCAACTTCCATGTCTTTACAAAATCCAGAAATACCAGCAGTATTTCATATGGTGCTTATAGACGGGATCATGTATCAAGCTTATGGCAAAACGGGGTCAGAGACGTATAACGAAAAGAAAGCAGATCGTCACTACGCAATGTTTCGCTCAGGAATAAACGACATAAACCGTAATAAAATTATAAATGTGGCAAATAAACGACCGTTGTCACCTCACCTTGGAAATATGTAGGAGAATTTTATGGCAGGAGTTTGGCCTAATCTTGATGCTTCAGATTTAGAAACAAGAGTCCGTACATATCTTAACGAGGCTTCTGCTAATTTTTATACACAAGCCGAGATATGGAGTTGGTTGTCTTTTGCGGTAAAAGATATTGCTCAGAAATCGTTGTGCGTAAGACGTGCCATCGATGCGGTAACTGTGTCTGGAACGAGAACGGTATCCACAACTGCATATAAGGTAATGTATGTTGAATATATTCCTAGTACTGGAAGACCTTTTATGCTTTCAAAGATAGACCCTCTTAGACTAGGACACTATCCGTTACAACAGGGAGCAAATCATCCTCAATACTGGTATGAATTTAGCGATACGATTGGAATTGAACCATTGCCTGATGCCATTTATAATCTCAGGCTCTACATCGCAGATATACCAAAGATGATAATTACATATCAAACTGATTATTCTTCTGGATGGACCGCTGGAACTGGGTGGTCTGCTGGTACAACAGCAGTGCATACTGGATCTTCCGGAGATCTTACATATTCTACGGCCAGTTTAACTCCTAGCGTTAACCATACAATTTCATTTTTAGTTTCTGGAGTTACTGCTGGTGCGACAATAACACCATATATAGGCACAACAGCAGGGATAGCAATATCCTCAAATGGGTATCATATGCAAAATATCATAGCTCCATCCGGGACTCCTTCGTTTTTATTCAGGTCTGTTGGAACAATTTCTGTAGACAATACAACAATTTTAACTGAGGCAGACTATTCTTCCGTATCAGACCAAACAGAGCTTCCTACAGCTTGGCAACATTTGTTAGCCCTGTATGCAACCTACTGTGGACTAATGAAAGATAGAAGATATCAAAATGCACAATTGCTAGAAAACATATATAACAATGAAATTGTATACCTAAGATACAACATTGTTGAGAATATTCCTAACGGACTTAACGACATAAAGTATTTATAATGATAAATATTCTTGACATAGAAGCAAGCGTTAGAGCTGCTTTGGGAAGTCCCGGTGGCGATCTTGTTTCTTTTAAAACAATCGTAGATTCTATAAATGATGGATATAAGGATATTGCGCTAAAATCTACGTGTGTTGAAATAAAGGAAGAAATTACGTTAAGAATTGGGGAACGTATATATTTTGTTGGTAGTTCTATTGTTAGTGATTTAACTATAAACGATAACGGGCAGGAGACATCTTTATTTAAAGTATCTCCAGAAATGATAGGATATTTATCTTGCCAAGTTAATCAAGTTCAAAATAACGTAACATATAGCACTAGACCACAATACTGGTTTCAATGGGGAAACTATATAGCAATTGACCCGATACCTGAAGATGCTTTGGTTTATACGGGAAGCTCTCCAACACAAACAATATATATATATTATTCTACTTATCCTACAGTTGGAATGAGATATACTAATGTTATTTATGCAGACAGCACGGCAATAGAATATATTGATGGCGACATAGTGTGGAACAAAGATGAAGGTGCCCCATACCCAACAGACATCCCGGATGAATTTAACAATCTATTGACATATTATTCTGTATATGTTATTTCAATAAAGCTTAAAAGGTGGGAGACTTCAAAAAACTACTACAACATATATATAACAAATTTAAACAAATTAAAATCAGAATATATTAACAGAGTTATAGATAATCGGAGTAACCACAAAATATGACTAACAAGAAATATGCATTTTTAGGACTTACCGGAGGAACTAGCGGATGCCTAGACTCTCTTAGTTATGTTATTCTGCAAAACAATGATCTTGCCTATGTATGTTACAATGGAGCAGATTATACATATCATTATGACTCGTCTTCTAACGCAGCAGAATCTTCTCCATCGGTAATAAAGCCTGACGATAATGTTGGTAATGGTAGATGGCTTCAAAATAAAGTAACCCCCGCTAGTTTGCTCATCACATCTATTTCTGAAATCAATGCGGCCGAGGGAGCCAAACTTGCAGGTATTGAAGATGGGGCTACAAATGGAGCAGACTGGAATGAAGATATTGCCAACATTCCTTCCGATATATTTAGAAAATTATCTGACAGTCTTGATGATGTCGATAATGGCGGAATATATGGAAAAGTTCTTTTAACGGACATTTCAGCAGGGCATATTCAATTAGCTTCGGCTGTTGGTGATCTTGATGACATTGCAAATGGAACAAGTTATGGTAAGGTTGATATAACAGATATTAGTGCTGGACACATTCTCCTTGCGACCGTTATTGAAGATGCGACATATAAGAAATATACAGCAACAGAGCAGTCTAAGTTAGGAGGAATAGCTGCGGGAGCTACTGTTGGGGCAACATGGGGAATTAATTTAGCTAACATTCCAGGAACTCTATCTACGCCAGGAATTGCCGGACTATACCTTACTTCATCATACTTAGGATATTGGAATGGATCTAGTTGGAAAACATATATGGATAGTTCTGGACATTTCTATTTATCTGGAGCTGGCACTGGGTCTTTAACTTGGGACGGGTCCTCGTTAACGGTTGTCGGTGATATCAAAACATCCTCAACTGCTGGAACTACAAAGGGTATCGTTCTTAGCGCTACGAACAACGAACTATATTTCTATGGAGATCGCGGTGATGGGACGATAGAGAAGATTGGATCTATTGGTATAAATTCTGGAGGATCTGGATATACTGTTGCAAAGTTTGGCTCAGCGAATTGTCAAAGAGATGGCGTTGTTGGAATTAGTAGTGCTGGTGCGGGAGTCTATGGATATAGTTACGGAAATTATGGTGGCATATTTTATACCGAAGGTGCTGGGAAATATGCAATTTTTGCAGTACAAATGCCCGGAACAGCAGGAGCATTATTAACCCAAGGAGACATATATATCAGTGGAAATATTACTGTCACTGGCACAGTTGATGGTAAAGACATATCATCTTTCGCAACATCAAATTGGGACACAGCTTATTCTGACAGAATGAAATGGGACGGTGGAAGTACGGGATTAACAGCAGCCACGGGAAGAACTAGCCTTGGTTTAGGGACTATTGCAACACAGGCATCGAA